TTCGGTGCTCAGTTTGAATCAGTCGCAACTGATATATTACTTGCACAAGATGCTACGATAACACTTGGATTGGTTATGGGTAGTACTGATGCTCCTAACTCTGGATTAATACGGAGTGTAAATGCGACTGCGTTTGACGCAGGAATTGGATACTACTTTCAAGGGGGTGGTGCTGTTAGGTTTGGCGACCCATCTGGAGAACATTTAGCATTCAGTGGTGGCACGTTATCTATCAGTGGAAGTATTACAGCAGATTCAGGTAAAATTGGTGGATTTAATATCACCCAAAATACACTCGATTCGACATCGGACAATGGTAGTGTATTAATTGCATCAAATCAAATACAAGTACGAGATACATCGGGTGCTCCTAGATTTATTGCTAATAATTCAACAACACTACCATCACCAGCTGTTAGTGGATATTCTGCTGCAGTATCTAGCAGTTTAACAGCTGCAACTGTTACATCAGGAAGTCCAATATCTAGTACGACTGTACTATCAACCCTCACATCTAATATAGTTATTGGCACTGCTGGGGTTGGATCATACACATTTTCATGCACCGTACCATCCAATGCGTTACGTGCCATAGCACGTGGCAGTGTGGCGCAGTCGCACATTTCTATTCAGCTTGTGCTATATAGAAATGGTACTGAAATTGCAGCATCAAATATCAGAAGTGCTTCAGCACACGGGTCAGATACTGTCGTAGAATTAGACCCACTTCGGTATAGTGGGGTGGAATCGACCGTATCTATCCCGTCAGGTGCACTTTCACTGACGAGTGACATTACTACAACTGGTACACTTACATTAAGATTCCGAATAACGTATATTACACTCTTCGAAAATACCAATAGAATATATAACAGTAATCCCCCATCAGCGGGAGTTTCGATTACTGGTACATCTATTACAATAAATGGAATAAGTTCATCTAATAGCACAGTTATAAATGGTGGTGGATTTTTATCGAAAGTCGGGACTGCGCAATGGGTTCAAATTTCACCAGATAGTGCGAATTTCAAAACCCTCCGAGTTAAAGGTGGTATTCAAGTCGGAGATACTTATGATCTAGATAGTGCCAACCACGGATTCTTATCATTCCAACCAGTAGGAGTGGGGTCTATATTTAACATCTGGAATGATGGGGAATCGTCTCCGTCGAGATTATTCATTGGAACTGGTAATAACGCAGCAGTTTCGACTCTTAGATACTCGTTTGACAGTAACGGTTCTGTAGTATTTGACGGATCACTTACGCAGAACGGCACTCCGTCCGATATTACGTATAAGCAAGACATACTACCAATAACAGGATCACTCGACCTAATATCATCACTAATAGGACATTCGTTCAATTGGAAGTTAGATAGTCCCAAAAACTCACTAAGATCGGAGACTGATAAGAGACTAATTTCGGATTATGGTGTAGTTGCACAAGAAGTTGAATTAGTAGCACCACGACTCGTAACGGATAATGGAAGTCATAAGTCGGTTAATTACGATGGGATTATTGCTATCCTAATCGAATCGATTAAAGAACTAAAAGATCAAGTCATTGAATTACAAACAATTGCGTCGGGTAGTGGAGATTAATCTTGAAATACCAACATAGTTGTATATTTATTTCCATGGACAAGATACGTTTAGCATATTTGGAGTCGCATCACACGTAATATAATGGATAATATAAATAAAATAGACTTAACTGACATTAATTTAGATGAATCTGATATTATATTATGGATTTTGTCAAACAAAGATAACTTACTTGAAACAATCTCACCAGATGATGGGCCAGGCTTCGTATATCCCAACTTCGATGCGTATAAGAGTGCGACAAAGGCAGATTTAGTTAGTTTTCTAAAAACAGGTTGGTCTATCATTGATTATATGGTAGATGATGATATGGAATTGGCACTAGAACCACCCACATATCCAAATGGGCCTGTTGACTCTGTTTCTTACTTCCCTGCCGGAGATTTCGGTGTAAACACGCCAACTAACCAACAAGATATTTATGGAATTGGTGCCTATAATAAGTGGAAATCTCACATCGCTCGAACGGTTGCAACTATGGGTTGGGAATTCGCACAATCCAAGCAACAAGCACGACTTACTAAGTCACTGTCATCAAAAGGTGCTAAGAATATGAAAAATGTAACTGAGAATAAACAACTCATAGAGTCTACACACCCATTGAAGTTACATTTACCTAATAATGTGATTACAATTCACACCGCATTCAAGCAGGCTGGTAAGAAACTGTATGTAGTTGGTGGTGCCGTGCGAGATGCGTTACTAGGCAAAGACCCAAAAGACTTTGACTTAACTACTGACGCAACTCCCACTGAAATTAAACAAATTGCAACCAATTCCAATTTAAAATACACTACCGTTGGTGAAGAATTCGGAGTCATCGTAGTGGATGGTGAAGAAATCACCACATTCAGAAAAGATATGAGTGGTGGTAGACGACCTGATAGTGTTGAGTTTACCGATATAGAGGGGGACGTGGCACGACGTGACTTGACTATCAACGCATTATTTTATGACATTGATGCTAACGAAGTCATTGATTTGGTTGGAGGTGTTTCTGATTTAAAAAATAACATAATTCGCACCGTTGGAGATGCATCGAGCAGGTTTGAAGAAGACTCTCTTAGAAAACTGAGAGCACTTCGATTTTATGCAAAATTCGATGGAAACTTTGATGTAGCTATTAAAAAGGCAATCATAGATAACCCATCATTACATGATGTATCACCTGAACGAATTCGAGATGAGTTCATTAAATCAATCACATCGGCCAAAAGTACCGTGAAATACTTGAAAGCAGTCGACGACCTTGGAATGCTGTCAGAAATATTTCCTAACATGAAATGCGATACTGACTTTATTGAAAGCAATGATTATATCTTCCAGGTGGCGCACTTACTAAAGTCGTATGAAGTAAGTGAGGTGTATGAGTATTTAAAAGATATCAAATATGAAAAGCAAGAAGCATATGATGTTAAAGTATTAATTGCGCTATCTAGGTTTAATCCTAAGCATATATTTTCTTATAAAAAGGCAGAACAAGATACAACATTAGATGTAAATAGAATAATTAAATGGGGTAAATTTACAAAAACTCCACTAGAAAAGTATGCAAGATTTAAACTGTCAGTGTCTGGTAATGAAGTCACCTCACTCGGATTCAAAGGTGCCGAAATTTCATCTAAAATAAAAAGTATGGAGTATGATAAATTTATGAATGAGTCAAAATTAACTGATATTGGTGTAAAGGACTTTCGAAGTCTTTTTGATAAGATGCCAAAGGACTTACAGACACGTGTATATGGATTGAAGCAAGTACCACAACGACCTGATAAGCATCCCGAGGGGAACACATTGAAGCATACCATAATGGTAGTTACACGTGCATTGAAGTCTGATGATATTGACCTAGCAATCGCTGCGATGTTTCATGACATAGGCAAGGATGAAACTGGTGTTTTTAATCCAAAAAAAGGCATAGTTCAACATATTGGGCATGAAAAAGTATCCGCTGCCTTAGTAAAAGAATATTCAGATTGGATAACAGATATGGGTGCTAACCTTGCGAATGTATTTTATATTGTAAAGAATCATATGAAGTTTAAACTATTAAATGACATGCGTCCCAAAAAGCAAGAAAAACTCAAAGCATTTCGTGCATTTGATAAATTAGAAAAATTCGGTACTAAGTACGATAAGGCTGGGTTGGGTGAAGATATCAGCAAATCAGACGTGGCATTCATTGACAACTATGCAGACGCTAAATTCAATCCAATTGACATAAACTTAAGAACTAGACATTTTTTTGATAGACTACTAGACCCTAGAAATGAAAAACCTATCAGTAGAAATGAACTTATTGATTTTTTTGATAGACTGATTCCATATAAAGAATCTCTTATAAATGTATTAAAGAAGTACTCAGAAATCGTACTGTCTGATAAAAAAACGAATATTAATATACCATTTGTTAAAATGGCAAATCAACTAATCGCAAAAACTATAATGAGAAAGAGAAACTTTCAGACAAGTAACCAAAAGCTATCGTTCGAGCATATTAATGAAAATATCAAAACGCTCGCATCTGAAATAAAAAAACGATTAGACTTACATACTTTTGCACTATATGAAAAAAATAATGATATTTACCTCGATTCACTCATAGTAAAAAAAGATGCTCAAAAAAAAGGCACAGGTACTGAAGCAATGCAGTCGTTGATTGATTATGCAGATACGCACGGTAAACGAATTATATTGACACCTGGACTCGCAGATAAGCATCATGGCACCACTTCACGAAACAGACTCATCAAGTTTTATAAAGAATTTGGATTTGTTGAAAGTAAGGGTAGGAATATAGATTACGCAATAGGTGCAGGTAAAATGTATAGAGTTCCACTAACTAAGGAGCAAATGAGTGGTATTGATGAAGTTCTCCAATACGTCGTGACTGAGACTATCAACTCGACTTTGTTGAATTGGGATAAGTACCATATAAACAAATCAGATACTACGAACGAGGCAGTGCCGATACAAACTCAATATACAGGATCAACTCGAGCATTTGGTGTAATAAATCCGTCGATCGGTGAATTACCAGACGGTGCTATGGATGGTGGTGGAGTTGGGGAAGACACGTCCAATAACTATGTGTCACATATAGATAAGGTGCGTGGCGGAGTTGGGGATGATCTTAACATATTAGATATTTCAAAAAAGCATGGAGTGTCTATAGATGATATCAAGTATCAATTCGAAATGGGAATATCGGTCGAACGTGTACACACTCGCAATAATATAACGGCAGCTGAAATCGTACTAGACAACCTCACGAATGATCCAGAGTACTACACTAAGCTATCGACAACTGAAAATAACTTAAAAGAGCACATCAAGCGATATGAGCAATATTACACAAATATATCACCTGAATCATTTAGTGTAACTACACAGGATGGTAAAATTGTAATTGATGTAGCTAAACATAGTTGACATTACCACCCAGATTGTCTATATTAATGATCAACTTAATACATTTTAAATATAGACATCTAGTATGCCAAAAAATTATTCTCTGGGAAGATTGGTCGTAGGAAAGAGATTTTCAGACATTTCATATGTTACGTCTGACAACACAAAAGACATAGTTGATGACTTCACACGATTCATACTATCGTCGGGGGTATCCACATCCGATATACCCATATTCGATACAGATACGATTCAAGCACTCGGCAGTACCCGTGCCATGCTCATTGGACTTTCAAATGCAAAGGACGAGAGTAGTGATATAGATTTAATCGCAACTGCAATCACGGATAATCGAGATGCAACGACCAAACTTGTTGAGCGAATGACAGGTCATGGAATCGACTCATTTATTAGTTTTGGTAGCATTGTGAGCATTAAATATCCATTTAATGAAAAGTTTTATCAAATAGATTTAATGATAGCAAACCCATCCTATGGTGGTGATATACATTCATATATGTATGAATTCAAATATTGGTCGGATGAAGCACCCACACACGAATCAGGACTACCTATTAAGGGCGCTCATAGGTCGGAATTAATTAAATCACTCGTCAAGGCAAATGGACTGTCTGCTGCAGAGAATGGGTTTAAGCAGTTTCTATGGAATGACGACATGTTGGACACGGAGGCATTGATTGAAATTCTCCGCAAAAAAACTAGAAGATTCCGATTAGTAGAAAAGAAAAGACAAACTGCTGAGTTAATTGACATACTAGAGACCACCTTTACCACAGGTATTGATTACTTACGGAGCTATTTGTCCATCGATGGTGTATTGAATACACGATTTGCATTTGGTCATTTTAGTAAAGTGCCGTTCGGGTATGAAGTTTTAATTGATTTATTATTTAACAGAGTTTATATAGAGACTCCGTGGCGTGATGAGTTAGATCGTAGATTTTCTACAAACAATTGCATATCATCACTCGGTACATTCACAAGTGCCATGCAGTTCATACGTCAACAATTAGATGAAAATAAAATTCAACAGACTGACGTGATTGGTGTCTTTCACGACATGCGTAAAAGCTTTACTACAAACAAGGCAAATGTCATGTGGGGTGATGGATTCGTTGCCTATATAGAAAGTATATTCCCATTCATGCAGGAGAACTGGTAACATGACGTTAGACAGTGTATCGCATATGGAAAAGATAGTTCACATGGATGAACTATCTACCAAAAATTTTTTACTATTTGTAGATAATTTTATAAAAGATTCAACTGATACCATAGAAGTATCCGAGAAAATAGACGGACAGAACTTTTCGTTTGGACGTGGTCTGGATGGGGAATTGTATACTAAGACCAAACGATCACTCCCAATTAAATCTTCGAGTGAATATGCAGACTTTTCTTTCATGCAAGGACTGCGTGAGTATCATGATATACTAGAGTGCAACTCAAGTTTATTAAGTGAAATATACGACTTCATTAAATTTAAGTTGGACATTTCTGGTGAATTTAACTTTCAAGTATTTTGTGAAATAATGCCTAACTCACAGACAAACATTGTGCAATATGCTTCCAATAAATCTATTGTGGTATTTGACGTACTGCTTGGTGGTAACTCTATATTAGAATTACCTACGTCCGACGATATTCTCGAATTCATTGCATGCACACTACACGATGTTGGTGGGTGGGTGGTGGTTGTAAAAAATAAAGTTGATATTAGTGGGTTTGAGATAAATACCAAACCAATTGACGATCTACGTAAACTAAGTTCCGACAATGTAACCTTATTAGGATCCCGCAAACGAGCAACTCAGCAATTGAAAACTGAGGTAACAACTCAAATACAGACAATCAAAGATAATATTAAGTTACAGTTTATAAATTATTTTGTAAAGGGTACAGTGTCTCACATTGGAAATGGTGAGCCAGAGGGTGTTATTGTGCGTGATTTTGCAAACAATCTCGTGGTAAAGATAGTGGACAAAGATTCATTTTCTGAAATAAATAAAGTAGCATCCGAAAACTCAAGCAAGGTCACTCGTGCAATTACATCAGCTAAGTCTAGGATAAAGAAAAATATATTCTTTGGTGCTGATATACTTAAGAATTTTACAAAAATTATTGAGAAACTAAATGATTACTTATTTATCAATAAGGGAACCGGAAATCCTCGGACGTTCCGATACGTACATGAAGTGTTTGATGTAATATACAATGATATGAATACAGAAGGCCGTATTCAACTGCCGTGTGACGAGGTAAAGGAAATTGTCACACGTGAGTTACTTGCATTACATGAGGTAATACTACATGAAACTCAACTACTTGAAAGAAATAAAGAATCTATACCTATGTCAAAATACATTATTTCTTCTGAAAAAATTAATGCAAGTGCCTCGTTTATAAAAACTATACAAGACGCATTGAGTGAGGTAGATGACGCCGACCTCCTTCCTATTTATTATAGCGTAATTCATTTTGTGATTGGAAATTCGAAATTACATGAAATAAAAAATATATACAATATTCAATAGATATGTATATTTATAGAATAGAGCAAGGAGTCATCATTAGGTGAGCCTATGACCTCCGAAGTCCATCACATCACCTTTGGTGTGGATGGGCAGTTCACATACAATTAATACAAGGTTATGGATACAAAAAATATAGATAATTTAAAGACATTACTACAAGGCAAGGATATACAAAAAGCTGTCCAAGTTGGATTTGGTAATGGTAAGCAAGGGTTAAGTTCAAAGGGTAAGAAAGTTGGGGATACGTGGGAGCATAATGGAAAAACCTGGACTAAAATGGAAAATGGTACTGTCACAAATATAACAAGATTTGATGATGTTCGTATACCAACATTCTGTCCTCGATGTAGTGGAGTTATAAGGGGAAAGTCAGGAACAACTGCGTACTATAACAATGGCACTTGCCTTGACTGTATGGTTGATGACCATAATACCATGCGCAAAGATGGTACACTTGAGCAATTTACATGGAAGAAGCGAATTAAATCATCACAGAGTTGGTTACGGGATCAAGAAGATCAGTTTCAAGACTTCAAAGAAAACGCAAAGAAAAACCCTGAATTTATTATGTCGGACGGAACTAGAGAACGATGGTCGTCTGACATAAATTTTGATGAGATTATCGATGAATATGCGGAAAGCCTTGATACTTATAGAAGAAAGTTACATAATGTAATAGATGAGTATTATACAAAATACAATGAGCGAATTGAATGACACTAACACCGAATTACTATCGCAACTGAGTGTTCAACTCGAGTTGCTCAGAAAGAGGTTGCCGAATGGTGAGTTAAATGTTATACAAAATAACATAGACAATATAGCAAATCACATCAAACAAATCGACGATAAAGTCCGGGTCTTGCAACAACGAATATTAGACCCTGAGACTGGACTAGCGGTGCGTGTTAATTTATTGGATAAAGCATTAATTAATCCAGCAGATTTTTTTAAAATACAACAAGCAGTTGATGATGTTATTAATAATGACATAGTCGGTTCTCATAATAACCTAGTTTCATTTAAAAAAAATGTGGTTAAGTTATTATGGATAATTGTAATGGCATTAATTGGAATTGTTGCTAAACTTATAGTAGGGGACTTTCCGTGAGTTTAATAATTCCACTACTAAAATCATTTTTTGATTTCATAACAAAGCCTGACAATCAACGATATGTATTATTTATACTAGTAGTTATACTAGGTCTAGGAATCGCTAAGTACCGAGGTGCATATCTCGATGAACAATCTATTTCAAAAAATAGATTAGAGAACGTCAATGCATTGCGTGACTCTGTTCGCACCTATGAGACAACCACAGGTGAGTTGGGATTTGAACGACAGGCACTAGTATCTGATAAAAAATCATTGAAAGTATATAGTGATTCTTTATTTGCGGAGTTGGAAAAGGAACGTGGTAATGTCAAAACTATTATTAAGACATCTGTTGTAGTAAAGTCAGATACGGTATATTTGTCTCAAACGTCAGTAACTCAGATAAACGACGCATTCACCGTAAACTTTCAATCGTCTCTTAATAGAGATTCCACATATTTTTTCATAAAAGGATATGTAGAATTTAGATGGGATAGTCTGTTGTATACCCCATACAATATTAGTACTAGAATAACCGACAATGTGATAAAATTATCACTTATCACAGGCATCCGAGAGTATGACGATATTTACACTATTTTTGTAAGGAGTCCTTTGGACAATGTTCAAATCACAAACTTACAAGGAGCTGTTATTCAAAAATCTCGAATTCACCCAAAGTCACGTAGATTTGGATTCGGAGTTAGTAGTGGTATGCAGTTCAATGGTGCAAACTTTTTACCGTATATTGGAGTTGGATTTAATTATAATCTAATCAAATTTTAATGTAGTTAGATATATATAGATATATAACTAATTAATTAAAAAATGAGTTCTGACGTAAACTATAAGAAACTAATTAGAGAAGAGTACGTGCGATGTGCACGTGACCCCATCTATTTTTTTAAAAAGTATATCTATATATCACACCCAACGAAGGGTAAGATAAAGTTTGATACATATAGATTTCAAGAACTGGCATTCGATCAACTTGTAAAGAACGATTATAATGTAATACTCAAGGCACGTCAAATGGGACTGTCGACACTGACCGCTGCATACGCATTGTGGTTAATGTTATTTCAGAAAGATAAAAAAGTTCTTATTATTGCAACCAAACAAGATGTTGCGAAGAACTTAGTTACTAAAGTTCGATATGCACAAGAATCATTACCTAAGTGGTTGCGTGGAACCACCATTGAAGATAATAAGTTATCCCTTGTTTTTGCAAATGGATCGTCTATTAAAGCAGTTGCAAGTTCTCCTGACGCAGGTCGTTCTGAATCTGTATCGCTATTAGTCCTCGATGAATGTGCCTTTATAGATTACATCGATGACATATGGGCATCTGCCCAACAGACACTCGCAACAGGTGGTAAATGTATCGCACTGTCAACTCCGAATGGTATGGGTGGGTGGTTTCACAAGACGTGGAATGGTGCCAAAGACGGGACTAATAGGTTTAATACGATCAACCTACACTGGAGTCTACATCCCGACCGAGACCAAGCATGGCGGGACGAACAAGACGATGTATTAGGGCCTAAGCTGGCAGCACAAGAGTGTGACTGTAGTTTTATGTCATCGGGTGACAGTATTGTGCCTGGAGACGTACTAGAGTGGTATCGAGATACTCACGTATGCGATCCTATCGAAAAACGTGGCATGTTGCAGAGTTATTGGTTATGGGAGTATCCTGACTATGCTATGAACTACATCGTATCAGCCGACGTTGCTCGAGGTGATGCATCTGATTTTTCCACATTTAATGTTTTAGAAGTAGAAACCCTCAGACAAGTTGCGTCGTTTAAAGCAAAAATAGACACAAAAGAATTTGGACGGATGCTGACACTAGTTGGAAGTGAGTGGAATAACGCATTGGTTGTGGTGGAAAATGCAAACGTAGGTTGGGCGACATTACAAGAAATGATAGACATCGGGTATCCTAATATATTTTACTCATCAAAGGACATGCAAGTGGTTGATACTCATTATGCTTATATAAATAAGCGAGCAGATACGGAGAACCCAACTACTCCAGGATTCACCACATCAACTAAAACAAGACCTATGCTCATCTCTAAGTTAGATGAATATGTTCGAAAAAAAGATGCTATAATAAAAGATACTCGACTGATAGATGAACTATTTACATTCATATGGAAAGGTCAGAGAGCAGAAGCAATGGGTGGATATCATGATGACTTAGTAATGAGTTATGCGATTGCATTGTGGGTGCGTGATACTGCACTGAAACTTCGCATGGAAAGTATGGAAATGACCCGACAGGCACTTAATGGAATTCAACGAACCACCACCTCAGGTGTATTTACACCATCATCCATTTCATCGAATCCATATACGCAAGAAATCAAAGGAGAAGTCGTAGACTTTCGTTGGTTATTTGACAAGTAAAACTAATTTGCTATTTCTAGTTTAATAGTTATATTTATAGATGGAGCGTAAAACTCACAGGTCGTTCTAAAAGAAGGATTAAAAATATTTGGGCAGGGACTGTCCAATACAAAGGTGGAGAAAGACTCAGACTACTCAGGTAGCACTTTCGATGAAGCCCGAAGCACATCTATCGCTTTTGCGTAGGTGTGTAGTTCACATACGATAATTGATTAACTTTTTTTCTAGAAAACATATATAATATAATACATGGCAGATAAATCACTAAGAGGTGCGTTGCGTAGGTTATTTAGCAGTAATGTAATCGTGCGTAAAACCGGCAAAGGCGACATAAAGATATCCGATACTTCACGAACTCAATCGTATGCGGATGACTACCTGCGTGATAGATTTAGTAGAGTCTATAAAACTTCATTAGCCCACTCGAAACGACATGAAATGATGGGTTACTCTGCAATACGAGAGCAGTTGTATCGTGATTATGAACTAATGGATCAGGATCCAATCCTCGCATCAGCATGTGATATATATGCCGACGAATCTACTACACGAAATGAGCATGGTAATATATTAACTATATCAACTCAAGATGATAATATTAAAGAAATTTTAGACAATTTATTCTTCGATATATTAAATATAGAATTTAATTTATGGCCTTGGGTTAGAAATCTAGCAAAATATGGTGATTTTTTCCTAAAGTTAGATATTAGTGAAAAGTATGGCATAATCAATGTACAGCCACTTGCAGTGCATGAGATTGATAGAGTCGAAGGGTCTGATCCAGAGAATCCTCATCATGTTAAGTTTGTGCATAGATTGGAACGAAATAATGAATATGAAAACTTTGAGATAGCACACTTTAGACTACTGTCCGATTCTAACTTTTTACCATATGGAAAATGTCTGGCATCGAATTCATATGTGATGACTGAGTTTGGTCAAACTCGAATTGATGAACTGAATGTGGATGATAACGTTTGGTCATTTAACTACGATACACTTGAATATGAGTTAACACGTGTGCTACACACCACGGTGTCGGGTGATAAAGATATATTATCTATCGAAACTTCACATACGTATGTGCATGCAAGTGAAACCCATCCATTTCTGACACACAACGGTGTGGAATTCTCATATAAACGAGCAGACGAATTACAGGTAGCGGACTTACTTGTTGTATCAAATTATAAAAAGTTCACTGGTAAGGAAGTAACTCTTTCTAAAAAATCCACAACAACCAGTAATCATACGGAGTTGCAAGATGGTAGTGAAATACTACCAACAGTAGCAGATGCTGAGTTCTGTAAATTCTTTGGATTTATGCTTGGTCATGGTTGGACATCACCCAACAACTCATCGGTCAATATTACATTGAGTACCGACCAAGATGTGAATAATACTTATACGTCACTACTACAGAAATACTCAAACACACCAATTGAGTACAGTAACCCACTTATAAATTCAGGTGGTCAGTATTGGTCTAACTCAGAAGAATTATCTGAGTTTTTGCTTATAAACGGACTACAGAAACGTGCTACATCTAAACGAGTACCATCATGGGTATTTGAATTAACAGACGATCTAAAGTTGGAGTTTATATGTGGATTGGTCGATGCCAACGGTTCGGTGGTTACAGATGAGTGCGGTGCTAGTCGATATCAATTAGAATTATCTAATTTAAAATTAAAAGAAGATGTAACTACACTACTTGATACGTTACTGATAAAAGCATCACAAGTAGACGCACATGGATATGATGCTATAACTGACATATGTGATGGAGTTAACTCGCACTGTATATACTTTTATTTAGATGGTTCTGAGAAAGAACAGTCCTACGAATATAATACACTCGATGATGACTCTAGTATATTCGTTCAACCAATCACATCAATTAATCATGTCGGAACGCAGCCGACATATGACATTCAAGTTGAATCATCCAATTCAAACTTCATCGCAAATGGAGTGGTTGTACACAACTCTATGCTAGAAAATGGCAGACGTGTATTTAAGCAATTACAATTAATGGAAGATGCGATGTTGATACATCGTATTATGCGAGCACCATCTAAAAGAGTATTTAAAATTGACATTGGTAACATTCCACCAAATGAAGTGGAAAACTACATGAACCAGATGGTCAATAAGATGAAGAAAGAACCGCATATGAATAGGGAAACTGGAGAGTACAACCTTAGATACAATATGCAAAATATGACTGAAGACTTTTACTTTCCAGTGCGTGGTGCCAATGGGGGGTCTGAGGTTAGTGAACTTGGTGGACTTGATTATGACGGTATACAAGATATCGAATATCTTAAAAATAAACTACTGTCTGCGTTAAAAATTCCTAAAGCATATCTTGGATATGAGGAGGGGTTGAATGGTAAGGCAACTTTAGCACAAGAAGATATTCGATTTGCTCGTACTATAGAGAGAATCCAACGCATAGTTGAATCTGAACTAACAAAAATCGCAATTGTACACTTGTACACACAGGGATATACCGATGACGAACTTATTAACTTCAGAGTGACACTAAACAACCCATCTACGATTTATACTCGAGAGCAGATGGAATTACTCTCAACGAGAATAAGTCTGGTAGCTGACATTAAAGAATTGAATCTATTATCAAATGACTGGATATATGATAATGTACTTGATTTACCTCAAGATGATAGGCAAACTGAGTTAGATAATATCGTAAAAGATATGGAATTTGCTTATCGCATAGAAACTATTCAAAATGAGGGCAAAGATCCCGATAAACAACCACCTGAAGATACCGACGCAGATGATGACACCGACGCAGATGATGACACCGACGCAAATGATGCAGACACCGATACTGAAGAGGACGGTGCGTTGCCACCACTACAAGATAGTGATGCCGATCCAACGGATAAGTACTCGAAAGTGCCAAATAAACAAGGCAAACGGGTCTATACTAAAAAAGATTTTGAAATGTTTGGTAAACGAGGTGGCCGTCCCAAAGACACGAGTCGATATGGCAAGGATGACTATGTCATGGGTCGTGATCCAGTAGGTAGGCAAGAACTGCGTCGTAATGAGGGAATTCTTGATAAGTTAAATCTTAAAAAACTTAAAGATATTGGCAAAGGTGCACCTGGTGGGTTATTGAGTGAGAAAAATCTATTAGATGATAATTAATTAAGGTTATATTTATAATCAGTAACATTATTATATATCAATTACTCATCCATCCCAAGTCGATAAATGGATTTTCACCGACACGAAACACTATATGAAAAAAATAAAACACAGTAAGTACAAAAACACAGGAATTCTTTTCGAATTACTGACACGACAGGTCACAGTGGACACCCTTGATGATGTAAATGAAAATATTTCATTGAATATCATTCGGAAGTTTTTTCACAAAAATAGTGAACTCTACAAAGAATATAAATTATACGAAGTATTACTTAAGAATAAACTTCAAAAAGAGTCACGAGCTGAGAGTTTGCTATCGCAAGTTATCGTTGCAAGAAAAAAGATTAATAGTGAAAAGTTAAATGAAGAAAAATATCGATTAGTTAAAGAAATAAAGTCCAAGTACGATATAAAAAACTTTTTAACTACCCCAATTAATAACTATAAAATATTTGGGTCGATATATGCAATTTTTGAATCTAATACATTAACTGAAACATCGGATTTGCATCAATTACAGTTATGCGAGTCTGCCGTTTTAGACTTTATCTTAAAAAGATCAGAAGACACGACAGACCTTGCTCAAGTTAATGAAGCATACTCGGCAGAGGATGAAGACATTAGATTACTTGCATATAAGTTATTGATCGAAAAGTTCAATAAGAAATACAAGGGACTCGGTACTAAGCAAAAAAAACTATTGCGTGAATATATAAACAACCTATCAAATACTAACAATCTTAGAGAGTATGTTAACTCAGAAGTTGATACAATTCATGCTTCGTTGGAAACACATCTAACTAAAATTGACTCAAAGGTTACATCTATAAAATTAAAAGAAAGCATGTCGATGCTTGCTGGGTTGAAATCAGGCAAAGTCGTTAAAGAACCCCAACTGCAATCATTATTATACTACTACGAGATGGTAGATGAAATGGAGAGAGTACATGGATGATACTAACAGTCTTATTCGATTAATCGTTAAAGAAACTATGCGAGTTTACCGTAGCATGCGAGAAGCAAGTACTAGTGGTGGAGTCGCAGGATACAGTACACCGAATGCATTTTCTGCCACAGGTAAAATAGACATGGGTAGGTTGAAAAAGACAATTAAGTCGAGTGGGTATACAATAACCAATGAAAAATTTGATAAAGATAAGTACAACGAACCATTTCTAAACACGAATGCTGATCTAGGCAATAACACCGTCAATGAAACCCGTTGGTTGGAGTTGAAAAATGATGACACACGCAACAGTTACAGAAAAATTGCAGATGGTACTACATACGTCCGCAGGCAACTGCGTGAAATTAGCAAATATCTTAGATGGTATGGTAGAGTTAAGAACGAAAATGAGTTGACTCCTATGAAATACCATACTCGTGCACAAAAAAATATTGAGTCTATATCTGAATTAGTTCATAGTATAACAGAACAGCTACAATCACTTAAACATGAAGAATAAAACAAATAATAAAATGCTCAGTGAGCAAGTTTTTTTAGAAAATGTATCTAATTATATAAATGAAGATATTACTTCGAAAGATGTAGATATCATTAGAAAATTAATTAGAACAGAAATTGCTGAAGTTTTCTTCGCATTATTTAGAAAAAGAGGAGTTTGGGTATAATGAAGCAGAATTTATTAATAGAAACTAACTTATTCGAAGCTGTCATACAAGAGTCAACTACTAGTAGATTATTAGTGTCAGGCGTATTACAACGAGCAGGTGCTATCAATCAAAACGGTAGAGTGTATCCAAAGAATATCCTCATTCGTGAAGTTGAAAACTACAGAGAACTTATCCGAGAACGACGTGCTCTAGGTGAGTTAGATCATCCTGATAGTTCGGTTGTGAATTTACAAAACGTATCACATAACATTACTGAAATTGGATGGGATGGGGATAATGTAGTCGGAGTCGTTGAGATACTACCAACTCCGGCAGGTAATATTTTGAAAGAATTATTTAATTGCGGAATTAGACTAGGCATTAGCTCACGTGGTATGGGATCGGTTAATGAAATCGGTGATACTTTAGAAGTCCAAGACGACTTCAATCTAATTGCATTTGACTTCGTATCGAATCCGTCCACTCATGGTGCATTTCTAAATAAAATGAATGAATCAGTAGGTGACAAACCTCATGTCTGTGATAAGTATTGTAAAACGGAAGATTTAATTTCTAAAATCATAATGGAAATGGGCATCGAATATAAGGAAGTCTCATGAATAGAACAGAACTACATGACTTAATTCGAGAACAACTTGCAAGTATTATAGATGAGGCATCTTCGCAGTCTAGTTCAGACATGGAATCGGTTGAGATTTCTGTAGATGAGTTTGATAAGTTAAACAAAATTATTTCTAGCATAGGAGGTGACCTAGAAGTTGCCGTGACTGGTGAATTAACAGAAGCACCTGCATTAAATGCAGCATCCATGACTATTGCCGAATTAGAAGATGGTAATTATGTACTGAGTGTTAGTAAAAAAATTATTAATGAGATTGACTCATATATCCAAGCAGGCATGCATGCAAAAAATTGGTACACACAATTTGGACTTGATATAAAGTCGGCATTGGGTGAATCCGATGGGTGCTTGTTTCTAATGTTATTTGCTGCATTTTCTCCAAGGAATTCGATAGCAAAAAACTTTAGACAAGCTATTAAGTTTTTTCATGGAGTAAAATACGATATTGAGAATAATCCTGACAAACTGCATGCAGTATTGAATGGCAATATCAACTTTGCCGAGTTACATACACGCATAAAAGCAAACGATGAGACTTTATTAGACCTTAAATCTTTATCCAATATACATAATACTGGAGTATTACCAAATTATTATCCAAATATATGCCGTGTATTAGATTTATATAAGGCAAGTAACTATAAATTCAACGAGAATGATGTGTTTAGTGCATTATCTAACACATTGGATACTGACGTAGGGATGGTAAAAAAATCTTCTGCTATATTAAGTGCCGAAAAGGTATTATCATTTGCAATGAACTTTATAAAGCCAGATGGACTAGTTGGTGAAACTTGGTTTCCTGTGACAATTGATACATGGATGGCAAGTTTATTCTATCCAGAACTGACTTCTGCTGAAAAAAATAAATTACTGGGTAAGCATAGAAACTACACGTACTTAGCAAAGCACGTGCAGAAGTTAGCAAAGCAATATGGTATGATTCCACAAGAGATGCAAGCAGTATTATGGGTGGGTAAGATGTTAAAAACTTCACCAAACTTAGTAACTACAATGAGTGAAGTATTCGAAAAGGCAATTAAAGATTTTGAGATACAAAGTACGCATATCAAAGATAGTGTAGAGTACCTCAAGCAGATAATGACAGAAATAGGAAAATCTTAATAAATAAATTATGGCAAACGAAATATTTAATAGACTGAGACATCCTGGCAAGTTTGCTAAGAGTGTCACTATAACAACCGGTGCATACGACTGCACTGGTGTAAACTATGGCGTATGTGCCCTCATTCGTGGGACAGGTGCTACAGGCACCGTAACACTGTCGAATGGTGGAACCATTTCATTATCAGATTTAGATGCTGGAGTTGTCCACGAACTATCAGTCGAGTCAATATCATCAGTGGCAAACGGCAATGTATACTTATTATTACGAGCATAACTATGAAAAAATCAGAACTTAAGAAAATTGTAATTGATGAAATAAATAATATTTTATCAGAACAAACTACCGACGTATCATCGACTGAGATGGATGTGCTGAAACTCAATATTAATAATAAACTTGACGTAGAGGGTACGGTCGGTGTTAACTCACTTGGTGTTATTCAATACTACATAGACGAGAAAAAACAAAATGCACTTTACATCGCATCTAAGGGTGGTTATTACCATGTATTTATCGGTGACATTGTTATGGAAAAAAAATTAACTAAACCTGCAAAGTTTGGTACGTTTCAATCTGCAATGTCGTTTGCCGTTAGACTTGCAAATAAAGCAAAACCAATACTTAGTAGATAATATATGTCAGTCAATTTAACCGTCAATGTAGTCCGTGGTAACTTAGCTAAAGCACTATCTATATTTAAAAAAGAAGTCAGAAGTTCTGAAATACTCGATGACTATAAATTAAGATGTTATTATGAAAAACCTACTACAAAAAGACGCAGAGAAAAAAAAGATGCAAATTTTAAGAAAAAAGTAAATTTAAATAAAAGTTAAATATACTTATATACAAAAGATATTACGAATACATTATTCTTATAATGTAACGAGTCAGATAATCCTATTAAAACTACACTAGTTTTACATCATAAAATTAAAATGAAAAAAACATTAATTGAAGAAGCACTAGACGACGCACGTCAAGTAAGAGAAACTGCTCTTGCAAATGCTAAACTTGCACTAGAAGAAGCATTTGAACCTAGAATCAAATCTATGATCGCACGATCTATTCAGGCAGAATCTGCCGATGAAGACGAAGATGATGAAGAAGATGAAATTACTGAAAAAGATGATTTCACTATCAAAGACCCAACCAATGCAGATACTGCGGTGATTAACACTGAAAGCGATGCAGATGACATGGATGATCTTGAGTTGGATGAAGCAGACGACGAAGACGACGAAGACGACGAAGATACTGATTTAGATCTTGAGTCAATTATTGCTGAACTAGAGTCAGAAATGGATGACGATATGGATGACGATATGGATGACGATATGGATGACGATATGGGAGAGGGTTATGGTAAACCTAAAAAGTCATTAAAAGAAAAACACGACGACGAATTAGATGCCACTGCAGACGATGACCTTGAAGAAGGTGAATCTGACGATCTGGACATCGACTTAGAAGAACTTCTCGGACTATCCGAAGAAGATGACATCGAAGATGATGAACTTGCAGAAGGTGACGATGATGAAGACGAAGATGACATCGACCTAGAAGAACTTTTATCAATGTCTGGAATAGGCACGGATGGAAAAAAAGATAAACATTTAGCAACAGAAAATAAAAGACTATCTTCCGAACTTACGGAACATCGTGAGGCAATAGAAATCCTCCGCACTAAGTTAAATGAAGTAAACCTGTTGAATGCTAAGTTGCTTTACACCACTAAACTATTTAAAAAATATAGTTTGGATAATTCGCAGAAAATGAAAGTTGTTGAATCATTCGACAGAACAAAAACTGTGAGAGAAGCAAAACTTATTTATACAACTCTGTCAGAATCTCTGGCTAGTGGTCGTACTAGTAAGAACAAATCAAATAGACGAGCAAGCAATTCCTTAACGGAAGGGTTGGCATCATCGGTTGTGAAATCAACCAAACCAATAAACAACATTATTACTGAAAGTAATGATGTGACCAACAGGTTTAAAAAATTAATTTCATATAACAAATAATTTAACTTAAAGAGGATAAATAACACAATGAATGTAGGACATTTATTAGACTCGGCAAACGAGCGAATGGTACTCTCAGAAGTATCTAGACAGCATGTTACGAAATGGCAAGAAACTGGCCTTTTAGAAGGACTAGGTTCTGACCAACAAAAAAGTGCAGTCGCAATGATGCTTGAAAACCAAGCAAGGCAATTACTTGACGAGGCATCTCGTACAGGAACTAACTCAAACTCAGAACAATGGGCAGGAGTTGCTCTTCCACTCGTAAGACGTGTGTTCGGAGAAATTGCTGCACAGAACTTTGTTTCTGTACAACCAATGAACTTACCGTCTGGTCTAGTATTCTATCTAGATTACAAGTATGGTACTAATCAAAATGACTCTCGTAATGGTAAGTCAGTATTTGGTGGTACTGGAACAAATGACTTAGAAGTACCAACCGATGCAGCCGTAAACGGTCTGTATGGTGCAGGTAGTTTTGGATACTCTATCAATGATAAGTTGTCAGCTGCTATTAACGCAACTACAACAACTGGATCAGCAGTAACTGCGGACGTTAACTACGACTCTTCACTATCTGCCTCTTTGGAAGCCGACGAAGTCAAAAAAGTAACTGTGCCGTTGGCATCTTTTACTAATCCTGACGTAAATGGTATTAGAGCATTCCAAATATCTGGTTCTACTATACAATCTAACCTTAACGCATTTAACTATGTACAAGGTACGAATGCAATCTTATTTGTATCAGCATCAGCCACAGCTGACTTCACTGCTATAAAAGTTGCATACCAAGTACAACCGACCGATCAATCACGTGGTGACTTTGAAGATGGTAATACTGGTGGCGCTTATGGTGACAATGTTGACATTCCTGAAATCAATCTAGATGTTAAGTCTAAACCAATTGTTGCGAAGACACGTAAGTTGAAAGCACAATGGACACCTGAACTTGCACAGGATTTAAATGCATATCACTCAATTGATGCAGAGGCAGAATTAACATCAGTTCTTTCTGACTATATTGCAGCAGAAATTGACCTTGAAATTCTTGACATGTTGATTCAAAATGCAGTTACGACTGAGTATTGGTCAGTGAGAGAAGGATATGAGTTTGATAGCACAGCACGTCAATTTGTACAAGGAACTGACGTTCTTGCGTACCAAAAGAATACTTGGTTCCAAACACTTGGAACGAAAATCAACAAAGTATCTAACAAGATTCACCAGTTGACAATGAGAGGTGGAGCAAACTTCTTAGTTGCGTCTCCTGATGTATGTACAATCCTTGAATCAATTCCAGCATTTAATATTACTCCTGAGAAGGATGCTATGACATTTGCAGCAGGTGTAACTCAAGTAGGGTCTCTGTCAAACAGATACACTGTTTACAAAAATCCATACATGACTGAGAATACTATCTTAGTTGGTTATAAAGGAAACAACTTCCTTGAGAGTGGTGCGGTATATGCCCCATACATTCCATTGATAATGACTCCTACTATTTATGACCCAACCAACTTCTCTCCAAGAAGAGGTATCATGACTAGATATGCTAAAGAAATGACTCGTGGTGAATTCTACGGTCGTATCTATGTTGAGGGACTGAACAGACTTTAATATAAAGTTTGAATTTAGTTGAAAAATTAAAAAGGAAATCCGTAAGGGTTTCCTTTTTTTTTGTTATTACATTTAAAATTCATATATTGAACCATGAATCCATCTGATATAATAATCAATAAAACCGACTTACTGAAATGTAACGAATGTAATACTAAGTTTGACACTGCTAGACTATGCATGTCTCATGTTAATAAAGTTCATAACATGAGCAAACGTTGCTATATCATTAAACATTATTTCAATGGAGTAGTACCAACATGTGCATGTGGGTGTGGTACTGAGTTAGCATTCAAACCTACTAAGACAGGCCCGTTTTTTAAACAATACACCAAAAATCACGCACCTAAAAAACCGCACACTGACGCCACCAAGGATAAAATAAGGAAATCGATCCGAACTACACTGCAGTCTAATTACGGTGTTGATAATATCATGGAAATAGACTTGTACCGAAACAAAATCAAGGATACGAAGTTCGACAGATATGGAAATGCTAACTATAATAATTCAGAGCAAAATTTAAAAACTAAGCTAGGTGTACATGGTGATGCTAATTACAATAATGCTGCTAAAATCATAGAAACTAATTTAATTAAATATGGTGCCCACTCATACACGGCAACCCCAAATGGCATCCGTGCTATAAAACAAACTAAATTAGATAGGTATGGTGACGAAAACTACAATAACATGGTTAAACATAAACAGACCAATCAGTCCAAGTATGGGGTAGACTATTACCAACAGACGGATGAGTATAGGCAACAAATTGGACAGTCCGTAATTCATAAGTTTATTGCTATGTCAGATGAACTAAAAATTAAACCACTATTTACATTGGACGATTATGAGGGAGTGTCTTCTAAGAAATATCTATTTAAATGCACGGAATGCACCACAGACTTCAGTGCATCTATTGACAATGGAAATATACCAATATGTCCTATATGCTATACAACCACACGATCATCCGCGCAAGTAGAATTGCATGAATTTATAAAATCAGTGTACGACGGCGACGTTATAATCAACAGTAGGTCGGTTATTTCACCAAAAGAAGTTGACATCTACCTACCAAGTATGTCACTAGCCATTGAATATAACGGACTATATTGGCACTCTGAGAGAAGTGGTCGTACTGATAAGGCATATCACTTGAGTAAGACGATATCATGTGATGCGGTTGGAGTTAATTTACTCCATGTGTTTGAAAATGAATGGTTGTACAAAAAAAATATAGTTAAATCTATAATACAATCCTATATAGGAGGGTATAGTGCTCGAATACATGGTAGAAAATGCACTATATTACAAATCACTCATAGTGAGAGTGCGTCATTCTTAGACGAAAATCATTTACAAGGACATGATCAAGCATCTGTTCAACTTGGACTATATTACCTTGATGAGTTAGTATCGGTTATGAGTTTTGTTAAATCTCGATATAGTAAATCATACCAGTGGGAGATTTCTAGATACTGTAACAAACTCAACACATCGGTTGTTGGTGGGGCATCTAAACTGCTTAAGTTCTTCGAACGCATGTTCAACCCCACATCAATGGTAACATTCTCAGACAGACGGTACTTTCAAGGTGAAGTTTATCGGTCACTCGGGTTTGAGTTCGTGAACTACACAAAACCATCATACATGTACTTCAAATCAAATGACTATCTACATATGTACAATCGAGTGACTTTCCAAAAACATAAATTAGAAAAAAAACTAGACATATTTAACGCCAACCTAACCGAGTGGGAAAATATGCAAGTAAATGGTTATGATAGAATATGGGACTGTGGTACTAGTAAATGGGTAAAGTGCTATGAGAAATTACCACAGTGATGCTATTTATAGGGGACATCCTAACATAATTAAAAAACATGAAAAGATCATTATTAATAGAAATGCCACTCCCAATTGAATGGGACAAGACTGAGTTTAATGCTAATAAATCATTTAAGTCTAGATTAAAATATGCAATAGATCGTGCAAAAAAAGCAGGTACAGGATCTTCTCGAATTGCAGTCGTGATTGAGTTTGAGGGACGAAAGACTATATTGAAATTCGTAAAGAATAAAAAAGGGTTTGCTCAAAATAAGGCAGAGGCAGACTTTTTAGATGACTATTACATGGAAGGTCTTGAAATTGCAATCCCCTTGATTGATTATGATATGCAAAATGACCCACCTGTATGGATTCATACGGAATTTGCTGAAAAAGCATCCGAGCGTGAGTTATGTAATATAATGAAATGCGATAGCTTAGATGACTTAGTACGAATGGCAAACTACGTCGGAAATGTTGGGCCTCGTACTAATCGACTCGACCCCGGACTATCGGTTGGTCAGTTATCTGAGGATGATGCTGAGACTCGCCGTGAGTATATTGAAAAAATAGCGGAACTCGCACGATCATATGACATAGAGGTGAATGATTTTAAAACAAAGGCAAATTGGGGAATATTCGATGGCAGAGCAGTTGTGATTGATGTGGGGTTATCTAAAGATGTTTGGCAGACTCATTACGTGCGTCGATAGTTGATTAATTTTTTTAGACTCACATAATCCCATATTGCCTTATATTTATAGTAAAAAGGATTATAGATAATGGCAAGTATACCAAAGTGGCCAGGAAGTGGGTCTGCGATAAGTGGGTCGACTCCATTCGGAACCTACGACGATGACCCAATTTTTCAGCAACAAGGCCCTCGCATTGGCGTATGGGTTGCTAATAGATTGGGATATCCTATAGTTGACGTGGAACTAACTGATTTTCAAATATATACTTGCTTTGAAGAAGCAACGTCCGAGTACAGCTCACAGGTTCATCAATTCAATATTAGACAAAATATGATGAAGATACAAGGATCCCCCCTTGATGCCAATCTAAATAGCACCAATGTACAAGGTGGTGAGATGGCGAACATCGTAAAACTTGCGTCTGACTATGGATCGGAAGTCAATGTGGGTGGTGACATTGAAATTAGAAAAGCACATGTTAAGGTGGTTACTGGATCTCAAGTATATGACTTATTAACAGAGTCTTCACTGAGTGGGTCTCTCGATATTTTTAAGGATGGTAAGTCTAACATGGAAATTAAAAAGATTTATCATGGAATCGGGCCTGCCTCTAGCAGATTCTTTGACCCACTGTCAACAGGTGGGGGTAGTGGTGGATTTAGAAACATGATGGAATCATTTGGATTTGGAGGGTTTTCTCCTGGAATGAACTTTGTATTGAATCCTGTATATGAAGATGTCCTACGAATTCAGGCAATTGAACTGAATGATACTATCCGCAGGTCTGCCTATACATTCAAGTTGACTAATAATAAGTTAACTGTGTTCCCAATTCCTAGACGAGAATTTAATATATGGTTTGACTATATTTTAAAAACTGACCGAAGTGATATCGCATCCCGCAGTGATGCTAATGTAGTATCTGATTATTCGAACGCACCATATAAAAATATACAATTTTCTGATATAAATGATATCGGACATCAATGGGTGAAGAAATATACACTCACATTGTGTAAGGAGTTACTTGGTGCGATACGAGAAAAATATTCATCGATACCCATTCCTGGATCAGAAGTATCACTCGACGGTGCTGCATTGCGAGCGGAGGCACAGCAAGAACGAGATACCTTAGTTCAACAACTTCGTGAGAACTTAGAAGAAACAGGCCGTCGTAGACAAATGGAAATAGAGTCTGAAATAGGTGACATGATGCAGAGTCAATTGAGCAGAGTTCCCACATACATCTTTATAGGATAGCAGTATGCCGTTTTTTGAAAGCAGAGATTTTACACTATTTCAATCAATTAATGAAGAGTTGATAAATGATTTTGTCGAAAACTCCGTCATCATTTTCAGACTTGATGTAGTTCAATCTGAAAAAAACATTTATGGTGAGTCAGTCGACGGTAAAACATACATGACTGGACTTAGCATAAATTGCCTGATTGAACGAGATGATGAAATCACAGATTATCAAGGATTTGGGTCGGACGTTAACCAATCATATCAGTTTAGATTTTTACGGAAATCACTCGTTGACGCAAACTTTAAACCGATGATTGGTGATGTTATTAAATTCAATGGCATGTACTATGAAATTGGTGGTATGATCGATAACCAACTAGTAGCGGGTAACCCCGAGTTCAAGCATTCAATACTGTGTAATACCGCAATCATGAGAAATTCAAAGATTAATTTTGAGGAATTGACATAATATGGCACAAGGTACTGATAATTTTACACTGGGTGAGGGTGGGCAATTCATTAATATTGAACAAGGACTTGCACCTAACAGACCACCCATGAATAGAGCACTGCAGCGGTCTAAGGTAAATTCTGATTATAAGCAGGAAACCATATCAATTCTCGATATTGATACGGCTATACTTGCGTATTTAGAGCAAATAAATTTAACGGTGGTTGTTAATGGCACTAAGAAACACGTTCCAATTATATATGGTGATCCTGAGAAATGGGCACAAGCAACCGAGACTGGTTATATAAAAGATCAAAAGGGACAAGTTCAGATACCCATACTGATGTTCAGGCGTGTTAATATAAGTAGACGAGATGATATCACTCGTAGACTTAACCAAGAAGAGAGAATTTCGTTCACGACTGGATACTCTAAGAAAAACCGTTATGATAAATTTTCCAAGCAAACAGGACTGATGCCAACCAAGGAACTGTATAAAGTTAGGTTGGGTGATTTTATGCAAATGGATTATGAATTTTTAATATGGACTGACTATGTCACGCACAGCAATCAACTAATCGAGCAGTTAAATTGGAACTCGGATGAATATTGGGGGGTTGCGAACGGCCCTAAGTTCAAATCTACCATCGATGTTTTTAATACATCGAACGAGATGACAGACAATTCGGAACGAATTGTTAGAACAAATTTCAATTTACTCGTCAAAGGATATATATTACCTGATAATATAGATGACATCGAAAATGACGAAGCAGTAGTCCGTTCATTTAGTACACAAAAAACTGTTATATTCACTGAAGCAATTGTAAAAAACTTATGAAAAAACGAGACATCATACAAGACTTGGCAAATAGACAACGAGGGTATTCAGAATCTAATCGAATTGGGGCGCTCGTTGGGCGAGAGGCATTCACTGCTAGTAATACAACTTTTGCTAAAAATGCTGAGATTGAAGCCGCACTTGCCTTCGTATCGTATGAAGCGGTGCGCATCGCTACATTCACATCATCAACTCAGTTTACATTTCAAAGTCAAAGAATACGTCCAATACCGGATGTGGATTACTTGCAATACAATGCAGGTGACTTATTTTCGATATTCATCAACGGAGTGCTAATACCATCGAATGCCTGGAGTTATGTCGAGAGCACCGAGTCATTAATTTTCACATTCGACATAAGTTTAATTGGATTTGAATTATCCAACACAGACGAAGTTAAAGGTGTTGGAAAGTTTGAAACCATCAATTAATTAATGCAAGTCAATATGAGTAGACCCACTGTCGTAAATATACAAAATATCATAAGTAACCGAGTTAAAACATCTGATATTCAAAAGCGTACCCCCACTCTACAAGATACCTTCGAACAGTCTATTGAATATAACACAGAAGTTCAGAGTTATTTCATTGAAAAGACTGCGAGTGTCCTAAGTGGAAATCGGATATTAGTATCAGGAGAAAGTTTAACATCTACTGTGAACTTTGAGATTTTTATAAATGGCATATTTCACACAGATTATTTATTCATAGAGCAATATGGCAATGTTACAGTGCAAGTGAGAAACTTGCTTTATATTTTAACAGACCTCGATAGTATATTAGTACGTGGTCATTTCGAAAAATGATTTAGTAAATAGGTAAACTGTTATATTTATATGGGAACCCATTATATAATTAAAAGATGTCAAAAATTTCCCCAAAACAAATAGATTGGAATCAACCATTAAGTGGTTCATTAAACCCAACTAATACCACATCATTTGATTTGGGTACTGCATCATCACGATGGGATAATTTATTCGCAGCAACAGGTAGTATATCGCACAATTTGGAAGTTGGTGGGCAACTTGCGGTCGATTATATTAGTGGACTCGGCGACGTAGTAGAATATTCTGCATCGGTTGACGAAAAGACGACCAGGTTAGAAAACGCAATGTCAGGATCACGTAGACTGTACGTGTCTGTTGAAGGGAGTGATGTAAATAGTGGAACAGCACCCCACATACCATTTAAGACAATCAAAGCAGCGGTCGCAAGTATTACAGAAGACCTTGGGGCAAACTTTCCAAATGCATTAAATCCAAGGAACTACACCATATACGTGGGTAGTGGTGACTATATAGAAGATAACCCTATCAATGTTCCTGCCGGAGTTGCCATCGTAGGTGATACTCTTAGAACCACTAGACTAACTGCGTTACATCCAAGAAAAGACTTTTTCCACGCAGACTCTGCTAATTATTTTCATGATCTACGATTCTTAGATTTGCAATTTCCTGCATTTGCCTTTTCATTCCCATGCTCAACGGCACTTGCAACGATTTCAAATGGGTCACTGTCGTCTATTGAAGTTATACACTCTCTATCTGGGTATACAAATGGCGCAAATCAAGACATTGGCATTCTCGTAGAGCATGCAGACGCAGGTACTGTCACCGATGCGGCTGTGCTTACCGCTAACATCACTGACGGCGCTATTACAAGTATCAATATTATTAATTCGGGTAGTGGGTATGCCGACGACGAAAACCCACATATTTCGATTCCTGCGCCATTGTCACAAAGACCTATCATAGTTACATCACCGTATGTGCAAAATGGTTCTTCTATAACTGGCCCATTTGACATGAATGGTGTTAAGGTGCAAGTAGCGCCGCCTTATAATCCAAACGACATCGATGGTGAAGGCAGACGGGTTAATCCAATTGGTGCAGGTGGTGGTATTAGAGTTGATGGTAATTTAGTACATCCTAGCTCACCACTTGAGTCATTTGTGGCAGATGCATTTACTCAAGTAAATCAAGGTGGGCCGGGTCACTTGGTCATCAACAACGGATATGCTCAGTTTGTATCATGTTTCACGACATTTTGTACGTATGGATTTAAGGTAGCTAGTGGTGGATTTGCAAACAATTCAAACTCGGTGATTGACTTCGGTAATGATGGATTAGTTTCTAAGACTTATTTCCCAACTGCATTCAATACGGGAGTCGGTAGAGAGAATAATTTTAGTAGAGTTAGTGGATTCACAATAGACCAAGACGGTGCTGGATATACTGGTTCTCAAGTACCAGTCGTGATTGGTGCACCTGATATTGTAGGTGGTGTTCAAGCAACAGGATTTGCCAATGTAACATTGATTGGTACAATTGATCAAATTTCAATAAATGAAGCAGGTTCGGGATATACATCCAACCCATCGGTTGTCATCGACGCCCCATCCACCAACCTAGGAGTGCAAGCAACGGCACAATCTATTATTTCAGGTGTGACTAGGATGGAAATTGAATTGTCCGACCCAGTGCGGGCTATTGAGATTTCATCTAATATGATATTAAATGGTGTCAATTACCTCGTGACTAATGTAGAGCCGAGTAATTTAGGATCTGCATATAGACGTATCACAACATTTCCGAATCCTCCTAAAATAGAGGTGAATGATGCCATCAACTTTCATAAGCTATCAAATATATCAACAGGTGCCCTTGTATTTGAATACCCAGGCAGTGGCGTAACATATAACGCACTTCCAAAATATGGAGGTGTTCCGGATAAGACTATGGAGGTGCGTGAGGTTTCTCCTGGCCGAGTGTTCCATACTACGACAGACAATATTGGTAATTTGCGAGTAGGTAAACTCTTTGCGGTCGATCAACTGACGGGTGATGTAAGCATCAGTGCAAATAATTTTAACCTAACAGGAATCGATCGACTTGGGCCATTCCGTAGAAATAGAGTACCTGTTGGTAATGTGCTAAATGAAGTTAGTAATAACTCAACACTAACTAACTCACAGGGTGTGATTGGTGAAGATACGGTGCCTACGCAATTTGCTGTTTATACATATGTAAACGAATACAGTCAATCTGCGAATGATCGACTCGATGAACTAGAATCAAGTTCATTCACCGTGACAGGAACCACCAACGAAATAGAAATTATTGGAAATTCCTCACAAGACTTAATAGATGATCCTGTGTATCAAATCGGACTACCTACCGATGTGACTATTCAAGGAGCTTTGGCAGTCGGTGGTGATGTATCTATACAAGGTAATTTGACCATATTAGGGTCTGCGACTGAAGTTAATATATCCTCGTCGATTGTTAATATAGGTGATAATATAATTAAGTTAAACGCATTTTCTCCATATAATAGATATGCTGGCATCTCAGTCGTCGATAGTGGGTCGGCTGGCACATCTGCATCGATGCAATGGGATTCTACTAATGATTATTGGTTGATTCAGAATTCAAATGCAACAAGTGCAAAACTCATTACAACTAGCACTGGCTCATTCGGTTCGGAATTATCACTCTCAATTAACTCAATTGCAAAAGCAACTTCGGGTAATACAATTGGAGATTCGTTACTACAAGATACTGGCACTGTATTATCATACGACACAGATGCTCTAATTGTCTCACAGTCGAGTGGAAACACAACAGTCAAGGGTTTGGTAACATTACTAGATACAACGGCACCAGACGCAAATTCAAGCACTTCTCGTGTTGTATTTAGAAACTCATCGAATCAACTCGGATATACATCCGTTGCAGACACAGAAGCTGAACTGAGTAGTCTCGTTGGATATCGAGAGTCGGATGGTGCTCTCGTGATGAGTTCTGTTATTAATGGCGGAACTTTTTAATTAGATCGTGTAATATAATTGGATCGATTAATATTTATATAAGATACCTCAATATATATTGAGTAAACTAACTTATATAAGTATTACAATTAGGTCTACATATGGCACAAAAAATTATTTTAAAAAGAAGTGGAGTCGCTGACCGAGTACCCACTGCAGGTTCACTTGACTTAGGTGAGATTGGTATAAACACATTAGATGGTAAAGTCTATATAAAACGAAATGACGACACCATCCAATCCGTCATCACCACAAATTCAACTACCACTGGTTCTATAACACTAATTGGTGATATTGAACAAACAGGATCAATTCAAGTATCCGGTTCTATCGTGGGAGACGTGTCAAATGCATTAGTCGGCACGGAAACATTATCTAGCATAAGTTCATCAATCGCAACTGATGTATCTAATTTACAAGCAGCTACTGGTTCACTTAGTACTAGAGTTACTACCAATGAAACTGATGTATCTAATTTACAAGCAGCTACTGGTTCACTTAGTACTAGAGTTACTACCAATGA